AAGAGCAGCACAAAAAAGAAGATCAGAAAGAAATGCACTTAGAAGACAAGGAAAGTATGGTGCTGTTGGTGGATATTATGTAACCAAACATATGGAGAGAGAAGAAGTTGAATATGAGGTTATGACTAAGAAAAAGTATGCTGATACTCACAAAGATTTTAAAGGTGGCACTAAGAAAGAACCTAGAGTATCAGTATACGATCCAAAAAAGAAAGCAACTGTATCAAGACTTGTGAAGTTTAGTGAGATGTGTTGTGCTACAAAACCTAATCCAAAAGCAAAAAAGCAAAGAGTAGCAAACGTAGGTCTTACATCTGAAGCTACGTTAAAAGATGTTATGACAACTGTTACACCCGTAACAAAAAAGAAGGAATTGATGCATAAAATAAAGAAAGAAGAAGCATATATAGAGAATACATCACAAAACATTTATGGTAATCAGGAAGAAGTTTCAGAAAAAAGCAATCAAAGCATCGCAGAAACCAAAACTTCCCTTGTTAAATTTAGTGACCTAAGTGAAGTGACCCGTCAAAAGAAAGAGATGGGTTATGTCAAAGGTGGAACTAAAAAACCAACTGCACCTAAGCAAAAGGATGCAGCACTTGACTTTGTGAAAGCAAAGTATAAGGGTCAGATGATGAGAAGTGGTAGCAACCAACCAAAAAAAGTAAAAGGTGCAAAGTCTAATGTAGGGACTGGTAAATATAAGAAAGCAGCAGATCAAAAGAAACAAACTGCATCTGATGCTAAGAAAAGAGGGTTTAAATCTACTCAAAACTATGTCGATACCATGGCAAGATATGGTGGTAAAGACAATTACGACAAGGGTAGAGGACTCGGAACATGATAGACGAAACTACATCCTTAAAGAATGAAATTATTGCCAAAGCTACAGAAAGGCATAAGATGGCGAAAGGAAAAAAATTCAAGGAAGTAATGGCTAAGGGTAAAGAGGCAAAAGATAAGCTCTATAAAACAACTAAAGAGAAAGGTGTACGGTTCTATGATAAGAAAGGATCTGGTTACATGAAGGACGGAAAGAAAAAGTACGACAGATAGCCTATATACTTTGTAATTACATACTAAGATCATGATTGGTAATTTTTTAATGCCACTGGCATACAAAGTAATCGATTCTGCTGTCAAAAAAATTCCTGACGATGCAGAACTCGGAGAAAAACTAATAGAAATTTGTCTATTAATTATTGGCAAGGCAGTAAAGCTCACTAAGACGACTGCTGACGACGCTCTATTTGAAAAAGTAAAGGAAGCACTTGCTACAAAAGAATAACGCTCACAAGCGATTTTAAAGGGGTCTTAGAGACCCTTTTTCTTATAAATAATACTAGGAATTTTACGATCTTAGGAGCATAAACATGGCACTTTACGGTGTAACTGACGCTGATGAAGCGAAACCCAAGTGGGCTGTAAGAGGTGGTGCAGTTGACCCCTCAAATATCTTTGCAACTGCAGATGGTTGGGTTCTTCGTCACTATAAAAATGCTGCTAAGACCGCATTCTGGGACGAGATCCTAGTATCTGTAGATGGTATAGTTGGAGCAGGTGGTAGAGGAACTGATACTCTTGGTAATGCAGATATCACTGCTGTATTCTTTGAGGAGACAACATACGCTGCTGGTGCAACTGGAACTGTTGTCGTTATCTACAACGAATTAGTTGATGTAACTAACGGTGCTACTCTTGTAGTTACTAATACTACAGACAGTGCATCTATTACTGCTACTGCTGCTGCACAGACAGACACAAACCGTGTTGAATTTACATTTACATGTGCTGCTGCAAGTAAGGTACATACTATTGGTGCTCAGACAATCTCTGGAACAATCGTTGATGCAAATACATCAACAGCATCTGATAAGGTATTCGTATTAGACGATACTATTGGTGCAGGTGGTTCTGGTTCTACTAAAACTATTACTACAACATAATAAATGAAGTTTGACGAACTGAATGATGAAACATACATTCTTTTCGCCATAAAACATTATGAAAATCCTCATTGCGTGACACGCGATGACTTCGATGAAGACATAAAACGCTTCAAGTATCTCAAAAGACTCTTGAAGCGTTATGTGCGAAGAGGTCCTTTAAGGATCCATCTTGTAATAAATCATCTGATTATTCTATATAATGTTTTTGGTGAAGCTGCAACTCCACTCTTGTTCTATAAACTAGAGAGGGAGTATTGGAGTATATTGAAAACTATACTCATCTATTTGAATAAATACCCAGTAGGTATGTTACCTGATCTGGCAACGGATCACGATTTAGAAGTAGAGTTACAAAAAATCTAATGAACGAAGAAATGATGACCGCAGGTACAGGAGGTTTCAGCAACAGTGCTGCTGCCACAGGTCCTAATGCAGGTTTTGATCCTGTCATGAAGTTTCGTAAAAAGATGAAAAAGAAGAAGGCAGTAAAAGAATCTACTACATGTCCTCGTGATAGTCAGAAAGTTTCTAAGTTATTTCAGTATAAAGTTAATATTCCAGAAGTAGGAGAGACCGTAGTATACGCTAATAGTCCTGCAGAACTCAAAATGAAATTAAGAATGTTAGTCATGCCTAAGTATAGGTCTGGTATTAACATCGAAAGAATTATGCCAGGTATGGCAGGTAAGTTTTTCATGGATAAACGCATGAAGCATATGCGTAATGTATCTGAAGCACAGGACACTCAGATCAAAAATCAAATGAATCAACAGAAGATTCAGAACATGAAGAAGAAAGTCATGTTGAAAAAGCAAGAACTTCAAAAGCAACTTCAGTTGAAGACTCAGCAGTTGAAGAAGAAAGCTAGAGTGGGAGCAGAGTTAGACGCGACACGGTAATGTCTGATATAAATTCAGCGATTCTAGAAAGACTAGAGAAAGTAGTTGACACACTTCAAGATAACTCTGTGAAGATGGGTCAAATTCTTGCTGTACACAATGAAAAACTAGACAAGCAAGACAAAATCGATGAAGTTTTATTTGAAAAAATAGATAGGTTACACGCAGATGTTAACAGAGAAACGGAAGCAATTAAGAAAGGATGTGAAAGAGACATTCGTAAAGTCGATGACCGTCTCAGACTCATGGAAAAGAAAATGTGGAGCATATTTGGTGCTCTTTCTATTATTTCTTTCCTCGTGTCTCCAGTCGGACAAAAAATAGTGGGACCTATGTTGACAGGTAACTCACAAAGTAGTATTATAGAAAGGCAATAATCTAAATCCTTGAGTGATTGACAAATTTTACGTTAATCTAATATCTGCAAGACTTGATAAGTTTAAGCAGGTGCGAGATGGCGTGTACAATTTTAGGTGTCCTTACTGTGGTGATTCACAGAAGCACAAAAACAAATCCAGAGGTTATTTCTTCACAAAGAAAAGTGGTTTAGTTTATAAGTGTCATAACTGCGGTGTAGGTAGATCGTTTGGTAACTTTCTGAAAGACCATTGTAGCGATATCTATGACGAATATGTCATGGAAAGATATAAATCAGGTCTTACTGGTAAGGGTAGAAATGTCGCTGATCCAGTTTTCAAAACAGAAAAACCTAAGTTCAAGAAAAATTTAGAAGTGCAAAGTATTGCTGATCTAAATAAAGAGCACCCTGCAATCAGATATCTTCTCGGACGCAAAATACCTCAGGAAAAATTCACTGAGCTTTATCACGCAGAAGAGTTCTGTACATGGGTAAACACACAAAAACCTACGTTTGAAAATGTCAAGAAAGATCACCCCAGAATTATCCTACCCTTTATCGACGAGAAAGGAGAATGGTTTGGATTTCAAGGTAGATCTTATGGTTTGAATGATAGAATGCGATACATAACTATCATGCTTGACGAAGATAGATCTAAAGTATTTGGACTTAATAAAGTTGACTTTAACAAAACAGTTTATGTAACGGAAGGACCGTTTGATAGTCTGTTTATAGATAACGCTATTGCCATGGCAGGTGCTGACATTGATTGGAACTTGCTTGATGGTAAAGATGTTGTGTTTGTTTTTGACAATGAAAAAAGGAACAAAGAAATTGTAGATCGTATGTCTCGTGCTATTCAAAAAGGACACGAGGCAGTAATTTGGCCAACTAATTTAAAAGAAAAAGATTTGAATGACATGTATCTTACTGGACATAACGTGCAAAGTCTGGTAGAATTTAACACCTATGAAGGTCTTGAAGCACAAGTAAAACTAACCGAATGGAAAAAGGTATGACCTCTAAAGAAATCAACGTCATTAAGAGAGATGGAAGTAAAACACCTCTCGACCTTGATAAAGTTCACCGCATGGTAGAACTTGCCTGTGAAGGTCTCGCAGGTGTCTCTGAGTCCCATGTTGAAGTCAACAGTGGATTACAATTCTTTGATGGTATTAGAACATCTGATATCCAAGAAATTCTTATTCGTTCTGCAAACGATTTAATTTCTTTAGAATCACCTAACTATCAATACGTTGCTGCTAGACTACTTTTGTTTAGTCTTCGTAAGTCTGTATATGGTGAGCATCCAGATAAACACCCTCATCTTAGAGCACATGTAGATCGTTGTGTTGAAACTGGCATATACGATGCAGGTATTGTAAATGAATATACTTTAGAAGAGTGGGATAAACTCAATAGTTATATTGATCATGACCGTGATTACTTGTTCACATATGCAGGTATTCGACAGGTAGCAGATAAATATCTGGTACAAGATCGTTCCACAGGAGAAATCTACGAGACTCCTCAGTTCATGTATATGATGGTGGCAGCGACTCTATTTCAAAAAGATGACAAATTCTACAGACTAGACTACGTTAAAAAGTATTATGACGCAATCTCAAAACACCGACTCAACATCCCAACACCAATCATGGGAGGAGTTAGAACCCCCATTCGCCAATTTGCAAGCTGTGTTCTGGTTGATATTGAT